TAATAAACAAAAAAAATGTCAACAATAGATTATTCACAATTTGAAACAAATACTGGCTATTGGAATGGGTCTAATCAATTTTATGCTCTGTATAAAGATTACTCTCCAATAGTTTCTTACATAACCGATTTAGATAAATCTAATCCAATTATTCATTTTTCATTCACGTTAAATGGAGATGATAATGATGGTCTTATATTAGATGCGTCTGGTAAATTAAAAATCATACTTATGGACCAATTAAATCTTCCATTTGATCGTGCATATGTTGATTTTGGTTCATATCCAGATTATGTTGCTATTAAAAATAATAGCGGTGTTTGGCAAGAATATGGCAATCCAAATGGATTTATTCTTGCTTACACTTCTGGAGGGTTTTGGGCTATTGGACCTAAAAATTATGAATCACCTGGAATTATGTTTGTAGCAGATGCAACTTCTGGAACCAATATTTTAGATTTAACATGGATTCCTCTTTCATATCCATATATAAATTCAATTGGATTTGATATGACCCCAATATCAAACATCAAAGCAAGATGCCGTATAGATGATATTCCATCAGGATTTGATGGAATTAGATTTGATAATAATAATTACTCTTGGAATAAAAGAAGTATTTATTTTGAAACCATTCCAAGTGAACTTACTATTTCTGGATTGAATTCTAATTCGATTGTAAAAAGCATTACATTTAGTGGAGGAGTAGATATGCAAGATCTTGGGCATGTTTCTTTTTATTGGAGCGGTGATAATCTATACAAAGGCCCACAAGAAGAAGTGAAAGCTCCTTTGCCATTTGATTCTGCACAAATATTCGCCACTGGGATGACGGATACTATTGCTATTTATCCAGACGAACCAATGATTCACTATACAGTTATTGATGATCATACGATTCAATTGGACACGTCCGCTGAAGATGTGGCCGCTTTAATTCCACCTCTTCGAAAATTATACGTTAATTTTAGCGGTATAACTCCATAAATTAGAAAGCCCGCCGAAAGGCGGGCTTTTTTATTATCTCACTTTGTTATACATCTCTAGAGTTGATAAAAATGTCGTTTCAATTCCTCCCAATTGAAGAGGTTCAGATTGATAAATGTTGTAGCGATGAGACAGTTCATTGATTTTCTTTTCACAGTCATCAGCCATAGATTTATAAACCTTAGCTACCTCATTTTTATTTGTAAATGATACGGAACTATTTCCATCTTTAAGACTAAGAATATCAGCGCCATTTGTATTGCCAATAAGCCCCCTCAGAGCGCTTCTAGACTGTTTGCGGTAGTAATTGCCCATATACATCTCTTTGTAGATTGCTTGGGCTTCTAGATTCAATGGAGCGTCAACTCCACTAAATGATTCATTTAATCTCGTATTCAACTGGCCAAGATTATTATAAAGCCAAGCCTCAATATAAGACTGATACATTACGCCTGTATCGCCGTCAAACTCTGTCTGGAAAATTTTTAATGCTAAATCGCTAAGAACGCTCATGTAATATATTACACTTAATTATCGCCAAGGATTTTGATTAATTTCTGATGCTTGGGATTAGTTGGATCAGGAATAAAACTATTCACAGATGTCGGCATGATATTGCGTCGGCTATTTTTAGTTTGATTTTGGAATTCTTTAAGCAAGATTTTCTTTAAGACTGCTCTTTCTTGAAAAGGATTTACTCCAACTTTTGTTGCCAATCTTTGCATGTCAGCATTAGACATTTCTTGAATATTTTCTTCAAAGATTTCTAATTCATTCGTGCCGAATGGGCTGATTTGAGATACACCCAAGATGATTTCTAATTGTCTCATCTTCGAAATAAACTCTGGAGAAGAAACATCTCCCCTTTCTCTCATTTCTTGAATTTGCTGCAAAATCTGTTTTGGATTGTTAATACTAGCAGCGGATTCTTCATTCTTTAATGCTCCATTTGTGGTTTCAAATTCTTCCATAATTTAATTATACGATATAATGTCGTTTTTTAAACAAAAAAAAGAGCCGCCCCTTTCGGAGCGGCCCTAAATTTGAGGGGTTTATCAAGCAAGTCCAGAGACAATCTTACCAACAAGGGCGCGAGTGTCAAGAACCATACGTCCTTCTTCCATGGAACCGAAGTAACCAATCTTGTTTTGACGCAAGCTGTATTGGTCATCAGCGGTAAGCGAGAACTCAGAACCATTCTCAGAATCAACTGCAACAGCGCGAACAAGAGAGTCGCGGCTACGGTCAAGACCGATGATGATTTCTTCGTTGGCTCCATCGAATACACCAGTGCTGGTGCCACCAACATTAGAGTAGCTAGTGGTTCCTGCAACAGCGTCGAAGACGGAGTTGAAGCGTTGACCACGGCCAAGTTCGTTGATTTCCATGATAGAAACACCATAGAATTCTGGGATACCTGCGCTATTAAAGATAGAGGTTCTCATATCTTCTGGAACAGTGATGCCATTATTCAAGGTGCCACCAGCAGGAGCGCCCTTGGTATTGATTGGGTTGTAAGCCATTGAGCGAAGCTCTTGAACAACTTCTGGGGAAACAATAAGGTCGGTAAGACCACGGCCAGAACGAGACTCTGGAGTTCCACCAAGCCATGAGGTGTTGATTCTCTTAGCAAGAGTGAAGAGTTCGTTAAGGTCTGCAAGCAAGAAGCGACCATTGGTATTTGCACGCTGAACGTGCTTCTTACCATTTGTGGTAGCGTTTGCAAGGGAGCCCAAAAGAAGGTTAGCAGAAGTCTTCTCTTGCTTGAAGAGAATTTCTTGAGCTAAACGAGTAAAGGTCTTGCTAACAACGTCCATACGGCTCTTAGCAGCATAACGCTTGTCGAAGCTGAGTGCTGAGTCGAGTGTATAGGTGTGAATCTTCATTTCAGAAACAGTTGGAAGAACTTGGTTCTGTGGAAGACCACCCGCAGCGCTTTGGCTATAAACAGTGATATAGTCTTCTGCGGTTACGTCATAATAAAGATCAAGCGGAATACTTGGATTATCATCAGCGTTGAACTGAAGGCTGGTGAAAAGATTGCTCAAAGTTGGAGCATTATTGATCACTTCTGCCAAAACAGGACCGATGAAATCAGCAAGAGCAATTTGAGCTTCCATAGCAACATTCTTGTTCTTAGAAGCCATTGCCTTGATCAATTCGATTTGTTCAGGGGTTCTTTTTAAAGTAATTTTCATATAATTATTTTCGAGTTAGTATTAGAGGCGAAGACCGATGATCGCGTAAGCGCCAGTAGTAGTTCCTGCGAACTGGTCAGCAATCGAGGTAGAAGATGTGCGAGAACCAGTTGCGATAACGATAGCGATTTGGTTTGCGTCAGTAACTGCGCAACCAGTGAGCTTACCGCTAACGCCTGAAGGAAGCTTAAGACCAGATCCGATACCGATGGAACCAACATAAGCAGCGTCAGTGATGGTAAAGATACCGCGAGCAGCAACAGGAACAGATTGTCCTGGAAGCATGCACATAAGTTCTTCTGCCTTTTGTGGGTAATAAAGAAGCTTTTCACCGTTTTCGTCAACCTTTGCAGTTTGGCGAAGAGTCATGCCAAGAAGCGCGTCACCAGAGGTCGCTGGCTTCAAGCTAAGGCTAACTCTTGGATACTGGTTAGATCCAACGAATGGATAGTCAACCTTACCAAGATAAGATGCATAAGCATTATCATAGGTAATGGTGTCAACATTAAGGTTTCCAGATTCAACGGTAACGAAAACGCCAGCGTCACCGTTTCCAGTGTCAGTTACAGCGTTGTTAACGTATCCAGTCCCGAGAGCGAACATGTTGATAACATCATTGTCGCTATATTGTCTGAATGGTAGTGTTCTAAGTGCCATATATTTGTTTATTTAGAGTTTTATTTAGGAGATTAAAATGTTTTCGCGAGCGAATGCATTTGCAAACTTTTCGCGTAAAGTTGGTTGTTCTCTTGAAGAGTCTTCGTTAGAATTAGGAAGCCCCTTGTCGGAAGCTTCTGCTTTGTCAAGAGCTTTTTCAGCAAGTTCCTTGTCAGTTTCTTGCTTGGTTTGTTCAGAAGCTTGAGAAATAGATGCTAGCTTCTTAGCAACTTCTTCATCAATTCTATCTTGGATTGACTTATCTAAAGAAGCTTTAGCTTCCTTATTCTTGCCTCTCCACATAATTGCAAGCTTGCCTTGGTAAGATGCGAAAGCTTCTTCTGAATCGCCAAGGCTCTTGAGATCTTCTGCGAGAACCTTGCGATCTTCATCGTCAAGTTCATAAGCTTGATCAATAACTTCCATGCGAGAATTGAAACGAGCAACAGCTTCTTCTTGCTTCTTGAAATTTTCAAACTCAGTAATTTTTTGGGTAGCCTCAGTGAGTTTTGCTTCAAGATCAGAAACTGAAGCCTTAAGAGTTTCATGCTCTTGGGCAATTGCAGCTTTTTCATCTTCTGCCTTTGTAAGAGATGCGCGATATTCGACATCTTTTTGTTTAATTGCGTCAGCGAAAACGCTACTCATACTTGCAACAGCCTCTTCAGAGAATTTTTTCTCGATAAGAAGAGCTTGAACCTCAGAAAGAATTTTTTCTACATCCATAATAGTTTCTTTTTCGTGTTTTACATTAGCAGCAGCCAATTGTGAAATTGCTTCGCTTGTTTTTTTATTAAAATTTATTTTTTTAATGTCGAAATATGTTTTTTTATCTCTTTTGTCTTTTATTTCGACTTGATTTTCGCTATCTTCTGAAACAAGACCTTTTACCTTTGCAGCAGGATTTGAAGTAAAACCAATTCCTAAAGGATAGATTTCTCCACTCAATAATCTGCGAATACGAGTTCCATCTTTTAATTTGCCGCTTCCTCCATAGCTTTTTAAGCTAGACTTCATTTCTGCAAGATGCTTTGGATTGCTAATTATTTCTGCATCTTTTAGGTTTTCATTTCCAATAGCAATTTTATAATCACTAAATCCAACTTCCCAACTAGCCGAAATTTCATTATGCATTGAATCTTGAGGATCTAAAGATCTCATGATTAATTTTGTAAAATCTTTATTAGCGTATTTGTAAAGAACGGAACCTAGTGATAAATTAAAAGGCTCGTTCATCGATGCAATATCATCAATAGATAATAAAGTATTTTCGTCATCGAATTTGCTAAATCCTGCATTTACAATGTGGCCTACTACTTTTGATTTATCATGCTCGATATTCGTAGGCTTATGTAAAAAGTTTTTGATTACTCTTGCCGCTGTAGCAGAGTCCATACCGTCGTCGTTTTTATTAAACATGTTAATAACGGCGGCATTATAAGCTAATCCAAGAAGATCTATATTTTCTTCAAAGTCAATTTCTTTTGGAATAAGCGGCTTTAAGTTATCAAGAGAAGCTTTAGATATAAAACTCTTCTCTCCAATTGAGCATAATTGGATAGGGCAATCAAAATAAGTTTTATATGTAAAGTCTTTATGCATTACTTCTTGGTTTTGTCAGTATAATCGTCTTTGGTAAGATTTTTGGTTTTTTGAGAAGAAGCTTTTGATTTGCAAACAGCGCAAGAGTCTTTTCCACAAGGCTCGCCATCTTCTCCATCTTCGCATTCGCCCATATCAGCCTTAGACTCTTCTTCTTGCATGTCTTCGGACTTTTCTTGAGTCTTAGTTTCAGATTTTTCGTGCTTGCCAGTTTCGCCTTTCTCTGGCTCTTTCTTAGCACCTTTTTTCTTCATTTTTTCCATGATAGCCTTCTGCACATTTGGCGGAAGTTTCTTTTGAGCAGGAGTTAATTCTGCCGATTCGCTAGTTTCCATAATAGCTGATTCATACTTAACAAATTCGGCAATAGCTTCTTCGACTGTAGATTCTACAATAGAAGCATACGCAGAAACGAATTCTTGACATGCTAAAGAAGCTTCTGGATCTCTTTTAGAAAGAGATACTTCAACAACTCCATTTTTAACTTCCACTGTCTTTTGAAGTGGCACTTTTACATCATTAGGATTAATTTTCATTTATTTTTTGAGAATGGTATAATAAAGCTGCGGAATAATCGTCCTCTAACTCATGTTCAGCCGCAATAGACAAAACTTCTGGCATAGTAGCCAATGAAGAAATTTCTTCAAAATTCTTTACACAAGAATTGGCTGTTGCTTCCCAAGTTTTTATATCTTGTGAAACAACAATTGCTTCGCACAATTTGTCGATCATTTGAATCTGCTGATCATTGAATTTTTCTGTATTGAATTTTAGCTTCAATTCTTGTTCAATAGAACCTCTTGTCTCTTCAATTTTCTTAACAACTTGTTGAACGTTTTTGACGGAGAAATTAGCTTTCACAACGGGAATTCCTGTTGTTCCTTGCGGACGACCTGCAACTTTGTTAGTTTGATTGATTGCTGGCTTCGCAGCATTAGGATCTTTTGGAGGCGGAATACTTGGAACTCCACCAACGATAGGGTTATAATATCCACTCTTTCTATTTTTGATGAATTCTTCTTGAGCAGGAGCAATTTCTTCTGATTTTGGGAATTCTCCAGTGTGGAACATGTCCATACCTTGTTGAGGAGTAAGAACGCCAAGTTCCATAAGTCGAGTTGTAACTCGCATAAGTTGAGTCTGATCTCTAATATCAATATCTCTGAATCTAGCGATTGGATAATTTTTTAAACCAATAGCTTTTGCAATTCTTTTGATTTCTACTTGCAAGAAATCATTCAAGAATGCATTTCTAGATTCTTTTAATCTATCTACAAAGATTTGGGCTTTAACTTCTGTCGCGCTATATTTTTCCTCGCCAATAACAATATTTTGAAGACCTTGCTTAATATCTTCATTGAGAACTTTATATTTTTCCGATCCCAATACTTTGTTTAGATCGGGAATAACGAACTGAGCTTTTGTGGTATAATCAGAAACAAGAACGCGGCCAACACTTTCATTCTTGAATAGTGTTTGCATTGCCTTCACATTGTTTTGATTGATACCTCCTTTGTCTGGTTCGGCACCCATAGTGATTAATAGAATAACGTTTTCAACGGTTCTAGTAATAGCATGATCCATTTTCTTTAATTCCATCTTGGTATTAATATCCTCTAATACTGGATAACCAAAAGGAACCGCAAACGGCTCGTAATCTTGTTTTTTATAAAATGAGAAACATAGTTTTTCAGGATCGAGTTGAATCTTCAATCCATTCTTATAATAAGCTCCTCTTTCAATGTCATCTCTTACTTGCTTAGGAAGATTTCTGAAAATCTCTCTATCATCATCATTTGAAGGATTTTGCAAACGAGATAATTCATATTGAGAAAGAATTTTTTCGTATAAGCCAACAGCAAAACTAGAGCTTCTTTTTGCTACTACATCAAAAGGGTTAAGCATAATATAACGAATTGGTATTTCATTTTTAGCTCCAGTGCCGCTACCAATTCTATTGCTTAATTGAGCGAAATCATCAAGCTTAAATTTGCCATCAATACGGTAAAGAAAGATATTTCCGCTTCGATAATATTCTCTGAAATATTGATCTTTTATATTCCAGATTTTAATTTTTTTAAACCATTCGTAAAAAAAGTCTCTGCTTTTTTGCGATCCTCCTTCAAGATAAATATCCGTATTAGCAAATTCAGACATAATATCAATAGCATTTCTAAAAATAGCTACGTTAGCATAAGCTTTTTGACAAAGCTCGATAGCTTCTCGGACATTAACTCCGTCAACGGCAAAACTATATGGCAAAAGACCGTTTCTAATACTTCCAAAACGATCTACAGTTCTTGATACTGCGGCCCTATTTTTTCTTGCGCCACTTCTTTCAATTGAACTATCAGTTCTAGAATAATCGCTGGCAGTCGAAACATTCACAGACGATTGTGAAACATAAAAAGGCTCGCCGCAAAGTTCTGGTTCACAAGAAGCAAGGCTTTCAAGTAGATTGATTGGTTTTGCCGCAATTGGTTGCTCTTGTTTTTCGAACTTAGTCCAATATTCCGATTTTTTATTATATTTACGCTTGCCAGATTCCATTTATATATATTACACAAAAAGTCCCAAAGTTAACTTTAAAAGTTAACAAACAAACATTGGAGTAAATGTAGAGGGCGCATCATTCACAGGAGCAGCCATCATGTCATAATAAATATTCATCATCCAGTTGCCCAAAACAAGAGCAGAATAAGAGTCTTTTCTTGCTTTATCAGCATTTCTCTGTTTCTTTAAGTTTGGTGGAAGATCAAATGTTTGAGTTCCATTAGCTGTAGATGAAACTTGAATCAAGGCGCATTGAACTTTAATCATATCAACCATATCTTTAATATGTTCGATAAAATCAATCTGTTTGGCAGAAGCATCTTTTTCATCGTCTGATTTAGAGAATGTTATTTCTTCGATAGGTATTGACGCCATTTTTTGTCGAGTATAATCATCATCCAATGCCGCTCCAGCAAACCAGATTTTTTTATGATCAAATGCTGCTTGTAACATTTCGTTTGCATATCGAATCCAATAAGAACTAGGTTTACGCAAAAAGGCTATTTTTCTTGTTTCTAAATTATACTGATTACGAGCATCGCGTAATGCTGTAGCATATTCTTGTGGATTGTCAAAATCAGCATCAAAGCAATCAATTTTAATACCAGCTTTTTTAAATAACTCGCTCTCATTGCAAGAATTAAGAAATTGAACGCCGCCGTTATAGTCTCCAACGATACCTACAACATTGAAATGATTCAATAGATAAAAGAAATAATGAATATGCTTTTTCAAATTCGCACCTGCCAAAGCATAAGAATGAACGATTGTCCCTGTTTGTTTTCCCTCGTTCAATTTAATCACATGCATAGAGAAATCATCTGATCCATCGCTTTCAGACCAAGACGGGTCAAATGATATGATGTATTTGGCTTTAGGATCGCCTACGACCTGCACAGACTGCCCTTCACCGTCTGGTATAGTGCAAGCGGCCATCTTGCTCACTTTGAAGTATCCAGAGCTGTCGTCGGTGAATACAGAGCCGAATTCTCTTTCGAACTGAGCTTGGCTCATTGTTGCTTTTGACTGATCCAAAAGGTTTTGATCATACAATTGTTGTGGAGCGCAATCGTAACTTAAATGCATGATTACTCGATGAGCATTGTCTTGTTTGTCAGGATGCATAATAAGATCTTCGTATTGCTTATAGAGCTTATAAAGATATTCGAATTTATAAGAAGCAGAAGAAAGACCAATAATTTTGTTATGGGGCCATTTATGCCTTTCTTCTTCCGTCATCTTGCCTTCTTCAATCATCTTAGTTTCAAGATCATAAATTTTTTGACGTTCGGTTGGATTTTCAACAACTGCAAGGAACGGAAGAATAACTTCATTCACAATCTTTTCTGGCATAAGCAAAAGCTCGTCAATAATCATTCGTTGAAAACGAAAACCACGAAGTTTTTCACCGTCGCCTAATGGAAGAGCTATGATTTTGCTTCTGCCAATTTCCATAACCCACTGGTCATTGCTCTTTGATACTTTTGTTATACACTGAGCGAGAAATCCAGCTTTCGGACTCTTTGAAATTTCCTCGATCTTGTTGAAAATCATTCGACTCTGGCGAAAAGACTTAGAGATAATACCAATCTGAACTCCTTGATTTAAAATAGCATCTAATGCCGCAAATACTCCTGTTGTGAATGATTTGGAAAGACCACGACTCCAGATTCCCAAGAAGTAATCAGTTTCCATCATAGCTTTAATAGCCATATGTTGGAATGGGAACAAACTAACGCCTGTCATCAATTCACAAGCGAAAGAAGGATTTTCTCGCAGGAATTTATAAAGCAATAATTTAGCCTTCTTCTCTTCTAAGAACCCTTTTGTTTCTAAGATTTCCTCATTGATATTTTTAAATTTTTTATGCAGTGTTTGATAACCAGTTTCCCAACTCATTTTTTACTCCTTTCGTAATAATCCATTACTCCCTCATCTAAGAAATACTGAATATCGGTATTCCAAAGCTTTTGACCACAAATCAACAGTTTAGGGATTAACAATACGCTATTGCTTCTGCTGCCGCTAAATACAAACTGACAACAATCACGATACTCATGCTGTAGCTCTTTCATATTATGGAATACATAGCTTAGATTGTATCTTTTAGGAGAAAAAGCATTCAGCTTGGCCATCTTATACAGATCGCATTCGATAACAATAAACAAATAACATCCTAAGCTTCGGCATCTTTCTAATTCCTTAGCAAATCTATTAAAGCCAACAGTCATAGTCGAGCAGAAATCGGCAAACGACTTTCTATCTACATAAGTATAATCATAGTCATCTCCATTAACAGCATAATCTCCTACGTCTAATTTTAACGACTTAGAATTTTTAAATGTTAATGGTTGTTGTTCTCTAGTGTCTATATAAATCTTAGAATCTCTAAAATCATTGTGAAACTCTTTGGGCAAAGAAGATTTAAACATAGGTTCCGAATCACAAAGCTTACACGCCTCTGAATAGCTTCCAAATAATTGTTTATACAGAGGCATGGGCGGTAAATCAGCAGTGAAAAGTTCGATAGTGTTTGGCGCATATTTTAATTTCTTTTTTTGGATTCTCTTTTTTAAGCAATCAAGGATATATTCTTTGACTTGTGACTTATCTGCGGTTTTGCACCACTCGATCATTTGGCTTCTGTTAGTAAAATCTTTATCAAAGTAGTCCTCGTAGTTTTTGAATTGTAAAAGATTGCCATTGAGCTTGTTTCTTCTTTGGAAATGTTTAACATAATAATCTCCCAATATCAAATTGTGCTTTTTGATATGAGCATGAAGGCTTTTTAGTGATTCAAATTCTTGATCACATTCTTTACACTTAAATGACATCTTCTTGAGAAATACCTAAAATACGAGCTTTCCACTCGGCCATTCCTTCCAATCTATGCGCTTCTTCTTTGACCAACGCTTTCTGCATTTCTGCAATTTTGACCATATTAGCTCTTTCCTCTTCGTCTTGAAAATATTGAACCAAAGATAACAAAGAAGCATTTTCTTTTTGTTTATTCTGCATTCGTGTAGCACGATCACCTTGCAATTTTTTCGTAAGGTTTTCAATACGAGTTTCGCATTGATGATATTCCGAACTTTTAGCCTTAATAATTTCCGCTAATCGAACGCTCATTTCTTCTTGATCATTCGCTACATCAAACATATCATTCAACTTGTTTAAGTGCTTGCTAACTACTTCAAGATTAACAATTTCTTTGCATACGTTCATGTAAAGATTTATTTCGTCGGCAGTTAAATCAGGCTTATCCCAAGTTAATCGAATAAATTCTTGTTCGAATAATTCTCTATCTTCTTTCGAAGTATAATTATTTACGATCTTCAAGAATCGTGAGTTATTCAAATTGACGCCCAAACGATCTACGCAGATTTTATGTTGTCTATTGATCTTTTCTTCCAACAATTCATTACCAGTTGCATCGTTGATCTTTTTGATGATTCGGCCCGTCGATTTCGGCGCTACATAACTGCTTAAACCAACATCGCTGTCTTGCGACGGAGAATAATCTGGGTTTATTTCTTTAATAATGCTGTGAACCGCTCGCTGTTCCAGCGAAAGAGGTTTTACTTCTTTATCTGGGAAAAGCAATTCGGCAATTGCTAATGATGACAAGCCTGTATTTGCTTGATCAATGATAAACTGCTCTTGCTCTTTAGAAAATTGAATTCCTTCTTGTTTTACTCGTCGCGCTGTCTTGAATTTTAAACCTGTTTCGATCATATAAGATCGCACAAGGCGACCTTCTTTGCTGCGACCATCTATATTTGGATTTTCAAAAACTATTCTAGTAATCTCATTTAAATCTGAGGTCTTTTTATAAGAAGATTGAATTGCTTGTTTTTGTTGCTCAGTTAAATTCATAGTAAAATGTCATTTTCATTTATTATTTTTTGAGCTTTAGCTTTTAACATTTTTTTTAAGTTTTTTATTTGTTTATAACCTGCGGCTCGATTTTTTTCATTTGTTTTGTAACCCATAAACTTAGCAACTTCATCTTCGGTTTTGTGTTCAAAAAACAACATGGTATAGACTTGATAGTGCGTCTCAGATAATGATTCTTTTAATAATTCGTTTAGTCTTTTAATTGAATCATTGAAATTTATGGAAGTATCTTCGCATGCGTCTATTTCTTTACTGTGGTTTTCCATAGGAAGGGGCAATTTGATACCATACCCCGATTTCTTTTGTTTGGACCATTTAGCATATTGAGGACATGTTGTGTTTTGTGTGCCACTCCTAGTAAACGCACAAATATTGTCGCCCATATTATATTTGCATTGCATACATGGTTTTACATAATTTGTGTAATTATTGCGGATAATATTTCTTATCTGATGCGATGCAACTCGCGCAACCCAAGGCTCAAGAGGACGACTTTGATCCCATAAAGACCACTTGTTGAATATATGCAATTTAATATGTTGTGAAACATCTTCAAAATCAAACCAGTTAATTGCTTTTAGTTGCCATTTTTTTTGGAACTTTTTAATTACTGAGTCAATCGTTTCATAGCACTCTTCGTATGTTTTAGATTTATTCTCCACGGCGAGGTTTATCATTTACAAAGTCGCCCAAAGATTGTGATGTGCGGCGTCTTGGTTGTGTAGGATGACTATCTGTTTGGCCAAAAATAGAACCCAAGGTGAAAGAATTGGATTCAGAATATTTTTCAATCTCAATATCCAGCTTTCGGAGCTGTGGAACATAAGACGAGTTGGAATATTCACTATCTTCGTCATCTTCTACATCATCATATTCATCATTGACGCTTGGTTTAGATGTGGCAATAGTTTTCTTTAACTCTGGCCCCAAACTAGTTCCGCAACCAGAACAAAACTTAGGCTTGGCGTAAGTATAAGTATGTTTAGCTCCGCATTGAGAGCAAAAAATAGTATTCATATAATTATGATGCTATTTTTATTATTTTTTTCAAGTTATTTTTAAGCACGAAAAGACAAGACTGCCACCGTATAGAAATTTGCATTTCGCTGCGTGCGTTGCGGAGTCTTGTCTCTTGTATTTACACTGATGCTTGATAATTTTCTAATTTAGTAATCAAAAACTTCAGAATTCCGCTTCTTACAATATCGTCGTGAGTAAACGAGAATGTTTGAACGCCGTTATCTTTACTTTCTTGATCATTAAACAAATTAAAGATTGGCTTGAAACCACTTTTATTGCCAATATCACTTTGCATAAAGTCGCCGCAAATAATAAGCTTAGAACCTTCGCCTACGCGAGTGATAAGTGTTGTGATTTCTTTAAAGGTGAAATTTTGGCACTCATCTGCCACAACAATCTTATTGACCCAGTTTGCGCCACGTAAAAAGTTAACAGGAAGCGCACCAATTTTGCCTTCTGACTTTAACCAGACAACATCTTGCGGTTGAACGATTTCTTCCAGCTTATCGTATAGCGGCATCAAGAATGGATCAAATTTTTCGGAAATATCACCTGGAAGACTGCCTAATCCTTTTTCAGCACTTTCAATAATACTGCGAACATACAGTAGTTCTTTGTCTTTATCTGCGGCCATCAATTGAATTGCCGCATAAAGAGACATGTATGTTTTGGATGTCCCCGCTGGCCCAGAAACAAAGATTACTGAATTCTGGGGGTCAAGAAGCAAGTCCAGAAACTGAACTTGTTTCGAAGTGAATCTGAACTTTTTTGCTTTAGTTCTGATTTTATGTTCTAGTTGAGGATGCAACTCAAAAGAACCCGACTTGTCGAGCTTTTTTTTAGCCATTCATATTTATTTACACGCGAAAATTACAAAACGACTTCTCTTAATGAAATATCTGCCATTAAAACATCGCCCTCTTGAACAGATATATTCTGCGAAACTAATTTGCAATTTGCGGACATTCCAAACCCACCACTTACGATAGATTGCCCGCTAATGTTTTTCGGGTCAATATTAATAATGCCGCCGTATCCACTATAATTAATATACGCGCCGATATTGTGGCATTTGATGTTTAATTCTTTTTCGACGCCATTCAAGAATGCATTGTTGGGGCTGGTGCGGCCAATGCTGGTTGTGTAGCTGCGGTCGCAATTGATTTTGTATGAAATACTTTCACGGTTTGCATCTGAAAATGTTGTGCCGTTGGTAATCACAGTATAAAAACCATAAGCAATGCTGTCAGTCAAGTTGTCTGTGAAGCCCACGCCCGATCCACTAAATGCGGTGCCTGTTGGAGGATTTAAACAAGTAAAATCTGCGCTGACCATTACTGGAGAAAACGGGGCAATGTCAAGAGACACACTTTCCAAATAGCACCCACTAAAAGTGTTGCCGCCAATGATAATGTTGGTGCCAGATTGTCCTGTAAGATCGTTTAACACTCCAGATGCAAAGTTCCAAGTGTCTGACCCTTTTGATTTATTCACTGCCGCGAATGTTATGCTGATCTTGGAATTGAGTTCGCCGCCAATACGATAGTTGTTGTTTTGGTTTGGGGCCAGAATGCGTGACGCTTCTAATCTGTTTTGTGCGCTGATGGTTGCATTGGTTGCCGCAGCGTAATAAAAGTTGCCGCGAGGAGAAGAAGCTATCACTGGGATGTTTTGGTATGTTATGACTGACATCTTTTTATTTACACAAGGTTTTGCAAAAAAGGGGGCTGGGATTTTTTTTCAGATGGTTTTGGGGTAATTTTATAGAGAATGCAAAACGTTTCGGATAATAGGGGGGGGAGGGGGCTGGCCCCCAGATGTATGTGTTTACTGAAATGAGATTTAGAGATTTAGATTAGTGTCCCCCCTCGGTTTCTTAAACACTCAACCCTTGATTTTTTCTGAGAAATGGGGGGAGGGGTCACTTGTCAAGCATAAAACAACAAACTTTCTTCATTTTTTTCTCAGAAAATGCAAAAGAGTTCTTGCTTTCATCAGCTTACTAGGTTACTCTGTCCCTGTTCACCACCACCACCACCACATGACGCCGACCATCCTGCCCCGCATCAAGCCACAGTTCGAAGCTATCGCTCTTGAAACCGCTGGCAAAGCCACTGAAAAATACGAAACCAAATACTTTGCAAACGTAGAGTTCACACGCGACTATGGTTACGGCCAAGTCAAAACCTATGCCGTGGGCGATGAAGTCACGGGCATTCCCACTGCACATGGACTTGCTCAATACTGCAACTATGGTGCGGTTGTGGAAAATGTGATTCCTTGGAATCAAATCACAACGAAAACTTTCTGCACGGTGCGCGAATACAAGACGACCGTTTTCGAAATTGTCGAAAAGTAAGTAAAAAAAGCTTGCAAAGATTCAACCCCTGCATTACTCTTTCCCCGTGAGCAGCACCACCTCTTCCGCCATGTATCTCGTCACCATTCTCTTCAAGAACGATTCGAAGCCTCTCGTCCTCGAAATCGCTGCTCGCGGCATCCGTTGGAGCATCGAGGCCGCAGAAAAAGAAATGAAAAGCGCGTGGCCCTACTACATCGAGGGCGTTGACTACACGATCACCGAAATCAAATTGGCGAAATAAATCCTTGCTTTTCTCTTCTTCATCCTCTACATTCACACGCATGGACATCACCACCACAGCCGTTGGCACTTTCACGAACATGGGCATCTTCCTTGGATGGGAAGGAGAGCGCGTCAAATTCCAAGCTCTGCAAGGATGGGTTAAGTTTCACCCTACGCCTGAGCGCATGGCCACCATCCACACCATCACGGAAAAGGAATGGAAGGAAAAGCGTGCTGCATACGAGGCCCGTGTCGCCGCCTACCTTGACACGCTGCCAGCGGGTGCGCCCGTGTGATATGTCACGACATATCTTTGACATAACTCCAAAGATATGTTAAAGTTCCTCTGTAAGTCACTGAACATCAACGACTTACGCAGGCGCGGCTCCCCCGCCGTTGTAACTCGTTGAAAATCAACGACTTACGAGCCTACAAAAAAAACGCTTGACAGCATGTTGTCAAGCAAAAAGCAAAATACGCATAGCATTTTTTCTGAATAAAAGAATCAAAAAGATGTTGCAATGCAGTCCATCCCGAGGTAATCTGTGGGCGTCCCGCAGGGCGGGCCTTCCCACCTCCTCTCACCCACCACTACCATGAGCATGCTCCCATTCCCCGCCGATTCCGCCGAGTTCGAAGAATACACCTCCGTCATGCAGGAGATGGCCGACGAGGCCAACGCCAATATCCCCGACCCCGAGCCTTCGGGTTGGACGCCCGACGAAGAATCGGATGAACTGCGTGAGGCAGAGGATGAAGCCTATTGGGCTTCGCTCTATGAGCGTGAGGGCGATAACGGTCGAGAGGACAGCTACCTCGACTCCTACTGGGAGGAACAGAGCGAGTATGGCATGGAGGGCTGCTGCGGCGACTTCTAAGCGCATGTCAAGGGGAATCTTCCCGAAAGGGAAGATTCTTTTCCTTTTCTCATAGCCTACATAAGTCGTTGACTATCAACGAGTTACGAAGGCAAAGCCCCCGCGTGCGCGTAAGTCCTTGATAATCAATCACTTACAGATGTGCGAATCATCATGCTTTGGTGCATCTGTCAACAATAAAATGCAGAAAAAAAAGATCAAAAAAAGATGCAAAAACATCTTGCATTCGTTGGTCCAGTGGGTTACTCTGTCCCTGTCACCAGCAATCGCCACCATGTTCCCCGAAGCTCTTACCCGCACGTTTAAGCCAATTGAAAGCAACTATCCTTTTATCATTCCCGCGCTGCGCAACGGGTTGACTGTCACCGTAACGCCAAAGATTGCTCGCGAATTCAAACTTGCAAATCCTGGAATTATTGTCAAGGGAACATGCAAATACATCTCTTTCGAAAAAGCTGATCTGGGCCTTGTGAATATGTTTCTTGCAAAATAAATCTTGCATCCCTGCTGTTTCTCGCTTACTTTTTCCCCGTCAACCAAACCAATCCAATGTTCCTCAACTACTCTGCACCCGCTGTCGAAATCGCTTCCGCTCTTGTTGGAAAGACTGTCCGCTACCTCGCCGAAAAATCCAGCATCAAAAAGGATGGCGTGCGCGTCCTGAAGGTTGAAGCTGTCGATCATGTCGGCTTCGCCAAGAATGGCAAGCGTTACGTGACCGTCAAGGCTCGCGACATTGACGACGGCGGAGAAAGCAAGTTTCGCAATCTCCACATCGCAGGCATTGACCTTGCGGTGTGATGGCATGGTGGGAAAGGCTGGCCCTTGTGGTGGGGGCCAGCCGCACCTTGTCAAGAAAAAAAATAAAAGCCACAACTCACTGACTATCAACGAGTTACGCAGGCGCGGCCCCCGCGAAGATGCAAGTCTTTGAAAATCAATGAGTTACGAACGAATGAATCATCATGTTTTTCTCTATCTGTCAAGCAGAAAAGTAAAAAAATAAAAAAAAACATTTTTTTCTTGCGATCTGCCGCCCCGCTGGTAATATCTACACATGTCGATTGACTTTCTTGCCACCCCTGACTCTCTGGAGTTGCTTGCTATGTTTGAAGATGCTGCCGCTTTCGCGCAAGCCGAATGGGAAGCCGCTGAAACTCTTGAAGAGGCTTTCAACACCGCCAGCCGTGCCTCTCAAGCCGAAGAATTTTTCGCCAATCTGTAAAATAAAGCTTGCTCATAAGCCTCTGCTCGATTACTCTTTTAGCGTGAAAACAAAACTCACAGGCAATCAAAAAAGGTTTTTGGCCAATCCTCCAACTAAAGATTTCGGCAATGGCAAGCGACTTGTTTTCGCCTACACCGACGCGCAATTGAATACAATAAAGCAGTTGGAAACTCTTGGTTTTCTGAAGAGATACCCTAGTTCATCGGGTTTCTGGTCGCTGGTTGAAAAATAAACAAAAAAACACTCGACAAGAAGACTTTTTTTCTTACTCTTTCCCCATCACCACATGTTCCTGTCTCGCATTTCTTACAAGCAACTGCATGTCAGTTCGGAAGGTCGCGCCCTTGGTCATCACTTTTTCGATGTCAATCTTCGTCACGCTGAAAATACCGACGAAAGTGTTCTCGCCGCTTTCACCGCTTGGCTCGATGGTCATCGCCATAAAGACCGCATTGAATACTGTAGCCGCACATTCTTGAAAATAGTCAAGTAAAAAAATAACATCGTAACTCGTTGAACATCAGCGAGTTGCGCGGCTAACGCCCCCGCGCCCGCGTAAGTCGTTGATAATCAAGCACTTACAAACGATATGTCATGGGCTAAATCATGATCTGTCAAGCACAAAGTAAAATATGCGCAGCTTTTTTTCTGCGAAAAATAGCAAAAAAAAGTCTTGCGCTTAGTCGATTGCCGCTGTATTCTTCGCGCGTGGAAAACGTCACCGAAACCCCAGCTTGGATCACCGAACTGATCGCAGCCACTGGCCGCTTTGAAGCTCTCGCAGATGAAGTGTCCCAATGGACTGAAGAATTCTGCAAAAAAGACGAAAAAGAAGTTGCTTAATCCGTTCGCCCGAGTTACTCTTTCCCCGTCAACCGACACCTCACCACCATGCTCGCATTCGCAATCTACCGCAATCAAGTCGTCGCCGTCGAAGGAATCGAAGGAAATGAAGCCGAAATTTCATTCGATGATGGAGGCGAAGAAATCGTCAACATCGAAGAACTCGATTTTATCCCATAAAAAACCTTGCGCGGGTTCTATCCCCGCATTAATCTTTTGATCATGAAAAAACTCATGCTCGCCGCCACTATCGCAGGAATTGTTGCCGCGCTGTCTATTCAGACAGTGCCAAGCGTTCAGATAGTTAAAAACATTAAAAACTATCCTGTCCTTGTTGCGCCAAAGCATAAGGTGCAATGGTTTTCTAAAATGACGGAAAAAGTTAAGAGTTTCGAGTCATATCGTGCGCAGCCTTATCGTTGTCCTGCTGGCATCTTGACTGTTGGATATGGACACACTGGTAAATATGCTGGCAATAGCATGAGCATATCCACAGCAGAGTTTATCCTCAAGCAAGAATTGATTGAAACAAAAAAACTGGTTCTGTCTAAGGTTAAGGTCAAACTTACGGAATACCAGCTTGCCGCGCTTGTCAGCTTTACTCATAACACAAATGAAAATTGTCTTGACGCTCTGATTAACGGTAAGAATCGACTTAATAGCGGCAACTATGATAGCGTGCCTAAGTTGCTTCCTCTTTATGTTAAGGCCGCAGGTAAGACATTGCGTGGACTAGTTATCCGACGAGCTTATGAAGTTAAGTTATGGCAGGGCATAAGTTAAGCTGGGCGTGTGTAACTCGTTGACGCTCAACGAGTTACGAAGGCGCGGCCCCCGCCGCCGCGCAAGTCCTTGATAATCAACAACTTACGTGTCAAGCACAAAATAATCAAAAAAAACTCTTGCCATACTGCTTAAATCCTGACAGACTTTGCTCATGCTCACCGCGCACGAAGTTGACCAATACATCCGCCTGACTCTCAAAGAGTGGGGCATGGCCTCGGTGCGTGTGGAATGGATGCAATCAAAACGTTTTCTCGGGTTGGCTCATGCCGAAGAATCAAAAATCCAATTGTCGGAAAATGTTCTTGCGTCTTTCGGATTGTTTCGCGAAGTTTTCTTGCATGAGCTGGCGCATTTGCTTGACTTTCGCGAGCGTGGCACTTACTATGTCGGCAGCCGCCGAAGCCTCCATGGCCAGAACTGGCGCAAGTGGTGCCAAGTGTTGAAAATTCCCGCACGCTTGAGAATTCCCGTTTAATTGTTGACAAGCTGCTTCAAATCCCGCACACTGTCTCCGTCATGGAACTCAAAAACAAAATGAATTTCGAAAAGCGTGTGAATAATTCGCTGGAAGAAATCATCGTGAGTAGCGGCATCGGTCATAGGACAAACGCTTATGACATGGATGCTTTGAAAAGAGCAATCAGAAAAGAACTGCGCCAAGCTTGGCTTCCGAAGGAATGGTCCGAAAAAGAAGATTAAGATGAAAATCACCTTGACAATCCCCGCCGCGAAGCCTAGGCTCCATTTCCCACCGCCTGTCATTCGTCACACTGACAAAAAGAAACAAATCAAAAAAAATGCCTGCCGCAACAAACACTATTGACATGACCCCCACATGGGAAAGCGTCCTCGATCTTCTTCTTTCCTCTCATCAAAACAAAAATGCTTGTATAAGGGATACAGCTTATACCGAATTGACTCGCATGGCCAAAACCGCCGATGCATACGTCGCAAGCCTAAAGCAATTGCCCGAACCTCCCCCAATCATCAAAGTAAATGAAGATTTTACTCATGGTCTTGATCTGCGTAATCCTATCCATGCGGAAGCGTATCTAAAAGCCGCATCGCACTTTCTGTCCAGTTGGCCTCAAGAATGGAGTGCCGAAACTCTTTGCCTCGCTCTGCTAGCCGAAGATGAAGACGACGAAAACTTCGCCAATCAAAAGGAAATCTTTCCTTGGGATGCAATCGAAAAGTCAAGCTCTTTTCAGACAGAGGGCGGAAATTTGTTTCTTGAACAGATCATCAATAGTCTGGCCGAAGATTTTGTGAAATTTCGTGGTTGACATGGCACGGTGAAAATGGCAAGGGAGTTGTGGTGGCTCCCTTGCCTAACTCACTCAAGATCAACGAGTTACGCGGGCGCGGCCCCCGCGCCGTCGTAAGTCCTTGATAATCAACGAGTTACACAGCATAAAAAAAAGTTCTTGACACGCTCTTGTCAAGCATAAAGCAAAATATGCGCAGCTTTTTTTTCTTGGAAAAATGCAAAATAGTTCTTGCAAGACCCGCCCGCCGATGCTACTCTGTCCCCGCCATGACACGCTACACCATCCGCAAGACGGGCAACTGCAAAACTTATGAAACCCCGCTTTTCACTCTTCATGCTTTCCGCACACCTGCCCGTCCACTTGTGATTTTTACCAATGGAAACGAAGCTGCCAGCGTTTTCGTGGATCGCAAAGAAGCCGCCGATCTTTTGAAAAGAAAGTTCAAAAATAGTGTTGACAGGCGCGCCCAAAACGCTTAATCTTTCCCCGTAACCGCAACCCGCAACTAACCAAACCAAATGCAAGAATCCACCGTCGCCGCCATCTTCGCCTTCGCCTTTTACGGCCTGATCATCACGATCACCGCCCTCGTCATCTTCCTCACCATTCACACGTTCATCACAGAATATCGCCTTTCCAAAACCAAACCAGTAGAAACCAAACCAATGACCAAAACCATGCAAGTCGAACTCGACAACCTGATCGCAGAAACCAAGGGCAAGTTCTTTTCCATCACCTTTGTCAAGAAGGATGGCACCACCCGCGTCATCAATGGCAAGGACAAATACCAGCGTCTCCTGAAGGGTGGAGTTGACACCGTGCGCGATGCGGGCTATGTCCCCTTCGTCAACCGCAATACCGAAAAGTGGGCTTCCGCTCACAAGGATGCGGTCGTGACCTTCCGCTGCGGATCGCTTGTCAAGGAGGTTTCGCACTGAATATCGGCCTCGCCCCCGAAAGGGGGCGCGGCTCTCCGCTTGTCAAGAAAAAAAATCAATAAAAAACCAGCCTCGTAAGTCACTGAGTATCAAAGACTTATGGAGGCGCGGCCCCCGCGCCGTCGTAACTCGTTGATAATGAACGACTTACGCATGCAAAAAAAAGTATTGACAGGCGTTTGTCAAGCATAAAGCAAAAAATGCGCAGTCTTTTTTCTCACCTAAAAACGCGAAAACAATCAAAAACGTGTTGACTCTGCTGCGTCCTGTGCTATTCTTTCCCCATCGCCACTGACGGCGCACCAACTCCAACTCCCAATCCCACAACATTATGGCCCTCATCATCGCAAAGAACAAGGTTTCCTCTGAACAACTCGTCGGCGTGCAGACTCCTGAGCGCACCGATTCGTTCACTCCGATTCCACACGCCCAGCTTGTGAATCTCACCCGCGATGCCATCGCCCGCGCTGGTCTTGAAGTCGGTCTTGAAGAGCATTCGCTTGCCCGTGGTGGCCAGCGTTACTTCGGCGGCTTCGCCCTCAAGGGTCTTGACATTACTGGCGCGGATCGCGAAATCGTTCTCGGTTTGCGCAATGCTCACGACAAGAGCTTCGCCGCCAGCGTGTGCATCGGCAATCGCATGCTGGTCTGTGAAAATCTTTGCTTCTCTTCTGATGTGAAGCTCGCCCGCCGCCATACTACCAACATCATCGCGGATCTTCCCCGCGTGCTGTCGGATGCTGTCGCCCGCGTGGTTTCTCATTGGAATGACATGGAAAACCGTATCTCCCTTTACAAGCAGACGGAAATTTCCCGTGATCGTGCCGCTGATCTTCTCATCGACCTTGTGGACGCCAAGGCTTTCCCCGCTCGCGACATTTACAGTGCCGTTCAGGAATTCCGCAATCCTCGTCACGAAGAATTCAAGGGTGGCACCCTCTGGACCCTTTACAATTCCATCACGGAAAATCTCAAAGGTGGCGACCTTAGCAAGTTGCCGTTCCGCACGATGACCGCGCAAAGCGTTTTTGACCGCATCGCGGGACATCGCCCGCAGATTGTTGTTGACATCGACCCAGCCGACGCTGGAACGGAAGACATCGAGCCTCTGGTGGTGATGGGCTGACGGCGAAAGGCTGCGCCCCGCGAAAGCGGGGCGCAGTTCTTGCATTTGTCAAGCAAAAAAATAATCGGTATAAGTCGTTGACGCTCAACGAGTTACGCGGGCGCGGCCCCCGCGCCGTCGTAAGTCCCTGATAATCAACGAGTTGTGTGTCAAGTTTTTTTTCTGTTTTTTTTCTTGTCAAGCATTTTCTCAAGAAAAGTTTTTTCGGAAAAGATGCAGAAAACGCTTGCAAAGCTCGGGCCGCTTGGTATCTTGTGGCCGTGAAACTTCTCACCACTTCCAACACCAAAATCCGCAAGGGCGAAAAGCTCGGTTTCTCCACCTTTGGAATCCACCTTGCACCTTCCAATCTGTCGGGCTTCAATACTTGCAAAGATGCGTCCGCAGGATGCGCAGCGGCATGCCTCAACACGGCGGGCATGGGAGTTTATTCGACCGTCCAGCAGGCACGAATCGCAAAAACTCGCCTTTTCTTTTCCGACAAGTCGGCTTTCATGAAGCAGCTTGTGAAGGAAATCGCGGCAGCCGTTAAAAAAGCAAACAAAAATGGCATGCAAGCGGCTTTCCGTCTCAATCTTACGTCGGACCTTCCATGGGAAAAAATTCGTCACGATGGCAAGAACATTTTCGAGCTTTTCCCCTCGGTCCAGTTCTATGACTACACCGCCACGCTTTCCCGCATGTCGGCTTTCCTCGCTGGCGAAATGCCCGCAAATTACCATTTGACTTTCTCGCGCAAGGAGAACACGCCGAACGCAATTGTCGAAAGCGTCTTGCGCTCTGGTGGCAATGTGGCCGTCGTGTTTCGCAAGAGCCTGCCCACCCGTGCATTTGGCGCGGACGTTGTGAACGGTGACGAAACGGATGCCCGCTTTCTGGATGGCAAGGGGAAGGTCATCGGCCTTGTGGAAAAGGGCCGCGCTAAAAAAGACTTGACAGGCTTTGTGCTAGAGCCTGAAAATGGAGGTGCCATCTGATGGACCCTAAAATCACAATTCTCTTGCTTTTCCTGCTTTCTCTGGTAGCCTGCTTTAAGCGATGAAGAAAATCTTTCAGACCCTGTTGGAAACTGAAGTCGGCCAGTTCTTGGTGAATGCAGAACATGATAACTGTAAAGTTATGTCTTTGAGGGTTTACCCTATCTCTGACGGAGTTGTGGGCGAGGCTGCGCCTTTCGACATGCATGATCTGCCAGAGGTTGTCAAGAAAATTGAAGCGGTTCTGTCCTAAAAATCCCTGCGTAACTCGCTGAGTATCAACGAGTTACGACGGCGGGGCCGCCCCGCGTGCGCAAGTCCTTGAAAATGAGAGACTTACAGCGGAAAAAAATCACAAAAAAAAGTTGACCAACCAAATCCTTTTGCTAGTCTTTCCGCATGCCCTTCTTGTATCGCCTCGAAAACAAAGAGACTCGCATTGGCTTTTACAATCACCTGACCCATGACCATGAAACAGGTTTTCGACGCTACTTCTGCGCTTTAGTCAGGGAGTATTTAGATATGGGATTCAGCGAGGATTATCATCTTAGTCCATTTCACAATGGATTGGGAAAATATCATAACGATTCTTCTCGATATGGCTTTTGCTCACTGAACAAACTGCGCAAGTGGTTTGGAACAAGCAAAAGGTTTTATGATTTCTGTGCGAGATATGATATGGTTATCCGTCGCTACACCGTGAATAACCGCTTTGATTCAGACCGCCAATCTATCTCTATGGTGCAAGAGATGAATCGTTTTGTTGAGATTTCATTTGACAGGGTGATCGAAACCGAATAAATTCTTCCACATGGACGCAAGACAACACATCATTCACGAAGCAATCGAAGAGCAGCGCCAAATCTTCGGCATGGAAAATCCAGATAAACAATGGATCTTGTCAAGCTGGGATACATGGGAAAAGAATCCTTTTTATCAGGGCGAAGATCAGCGGCACCCAGAAGACGACGGCCCTTTTTAATCAAAAAAAGCTTGCACAAATTCATTCATTCTATTACATTTCCCCCGCCATGAAAGTCCGCGTTTACTTCAACCTCGCAAAGAAACTCCTTTCTGTTCAAGCCAAAGTGAATGGCGTGTGGAAAGTCGTGCGCCACCGCCAATCCATCTCGCTGACGGATGTTGTTTTCAAGGTATCCGAAAAGGGTCGCCAGCGTGTAATTAAAAACAAAAGAAAAAACGTGCATGCCTACATCTGCGGCACGATTTTTGAAGGTCAGTCCAATCTCAACGAATGGATGGATTTGATCACATACAACCCTTACAAGCTGGAAAAATTCTACGACGGTCAAAAATATGTTGACACCGCCGACAGAGTTTTCATCAAGGGCCGCATGATCTACGCCACCAACCCCCAATAAAATGAGCCGTTCCACAAGCAAAAAATATCCGAAAAAGTTTGACAGCCGCCGCTTTGACTGGTCATGTCGCAATCATGGCTCTTGTGCCTACTGCCGCCGCAATCGTCTGCATTTCGATGCAAGGGCGCGTGTCAAGGCAAATATGAAAGAACAAATGGGCGACTACATCGACCGCATGATCGGCGCGGGCGACCCCGTTGACGTTCTGATGGATGACGAAGATTGGGAAATGCGAGATCTGTTGTAAGTGATTGAAAATCAACGACTTACAGCGGCAGGGGGGCCGCGCCTCCGTAACCCCTTCACACTCAACGACTTACGAATCTCTTCACAAGTCGCTGGTGATCAGGTAGTTACATACGCACGTTATTACGGCTTTACTTATTTGGCTTTTTGTTATTTGCTGTTATTTTATTTGCCGTATTTGCGATTGCCGTTATTTGAGGTTGATATTACAGCGCAGAACAATTCGCAGATTCGGAAACTTTGTTTTCTTCCAATCTACGAAATCATTAATGTTAGGATCGTTTTTGAGGAACTTGTTGATGGTTCCATTGCTCCACTTGATCAACGTAAGTTTACAATTGCTCATCATGTTGTTATTGTATTGTAGTTGCGATTACTCGGCGGCTGCTTCGTCCTGATAGCCGCCAATTTGATATTCGTTGTTGCGAGCAGACATTCCTTGCATAAAATTCTCAAAAGAAACGTTTGCTTCCATAATGAGTCGGGCGCGTTTGATGGCGCGGCGAGTAAACTGCATGATCAGGGCGGGATCGCGACGACCTGCGACTTTGTTTTTGCCCCAATGTTCGTCCCAAATCAAGAAGTATTCTTTCAGCGTAAGGAATTTTTTGAATTGCTGCACACTAGCCATGTAAATAAGACTAGCAAACAAATGGTCTGATGTATTTGATCCATAGATGTTTTCTGCAAGGGTTGCATCACGCTGGGCGAGAGTCTTGTCGCCAACGATGCCGACTGCGATGCCAAGGCCGTTGGTGCTGATGATGTAGTTGAGAGGTTTCATGTCGGGGAAAAGTTAATTGCTGGAAGAGGGCGTGTCAATAGGAAAAAGGAGAAAAACGCTGCCCATAAATACAGACTTTTGGTGTAATATATATTATGAAGGTTTGCAAAAAATGCCAACAGCCAGTAGAGTCTAGATGTTACCCTTGCGAAAGAGCAAGAAAAAAAGAATTATTAAGCATTGACCCTGCAAAAGTGGAAAGAGAAAAAGAACTTCTTGAATTAAGAAATGAAAGAAGAAAAAGATTTCGATCTACTCCACAAGGTAAGGAGGTTACAAAATTGGAGAATATAAAATATCGAGAAAAGAGCAAAGATTGGTATCAACAAAAAAAAGAAAGCGATTCAGACTTCTTAATGAAGAGGGCTGCTTACAAAAGGGAGTATTCGCGCACTGACGAAGGCAAAAGAAACAACAGAGAATACAAAGCTAAAAAAAGAAAAGAAGACATCATGTTCGCTTTGAAGGAGAGATTACGCTGTCGTGTAAATATCTGCTTTAAGAAAAACGGTTGGTCGAAATGCTCAAAAACGATGCTTATGTTGGGCGCAGAATGGGAAACCGTAAAAGCTCATATCGAATCTCTTTTCCAAGAAGGAATGACATGGGATAATAGAGGCGAATGGCATATTGACCATATCATTCCTTTGTCTTCGGCTAAAACCCCAGAGGAAGCAGAAAAGCTATGTCATTATAGTAATCTGCAACCCCTATGGGCTTTAGACAATCTAATCAAAGCTGACTCAATGCCTTCTGACCTGCGCCAGTAATCATGCGAGTTCCTTCGATTTTCATATATCCCTTGCGCAGAAGATGCATTTCAATATCACGCTGCAAAGCAGTGCGCGAGAAACCAGTTGCGGCAGACAACATCGCCAGCGTGCATGCGCCACGTTCCTTGAGAATCTTGAGAACCTGCACTTCCGAATTGGTCAGACCATTGGCCTTGACATCCAGCAGAACACACATTTCATTCCATTCGGCCAAACCAAACTTGTTGATGTTCTTGGTTTCGCAGAACAGCTCAATTTGTTTGGAGCGTTTGACAGCACTGCGAGCATTGCCGCGCAGCGTTTCGGCCATCGTGGGAATCAGCGCATCGTCAAAAGAAACCCAATCGGCACGCTTCTTGAGAATGTCACCAAGCTCAGTTTCGGTGTAGCTGCGGAAATCAATTTCTTCGAAACGATCCTTGAGAGGAGTGAAGATCTTGTCAGGTTCGGTCGTAGCAAACAAATAAGTTTGCTTGGTAAAGTCGAACTCCATCGAAGAACCCTGCCACTCGAAACTCTTGCGGCTTGCCTTCTCCACGTTGAAAACCGTAAGGAAAGCATTTTGCAGTTCCTTGGGCAGCGCGTGACACTCATCAAACAAAATAGTGATTTCATTGTTCATCACCACAGGCACGAAAATCTGTTCGAAGAATTGCGTGTTGTTCTTGATGGTCGAGCAGTTGAGTTCAAGAAGAGGTTTCTTGAGGTTGCGTGCCATCTGGCGAGCGAACTCAGTCTTGCCAAGTCCACGCGCACCAGTGAAAAGAAGCGGCGGCACTGCGCCACCACGCTTGGCACCTTCGACATAGAAACTCAGAGTCTTTTTGATGTGATCTTGTCCGATGAGGTCTTGGAACATTTGGTCAGTTGGTTTGGTTGCTGGAGAGAGAATGAATCAGAGAATGCAAGGTGTCAACATTATTCTGCATCATCTTCATCGAATGTAGTGAGAGAGAAAGAGATTTTTTCTTCTTCGGCTACAGGTTCGACAGCGGCGGTAATCTGGATCGGCGCAGGCTGTTCTCCCACAACCACGCCCATTTCACGCAGCCACACCTTGCTCACAGGCACAATACCATTCTCTCCAATCAAACGAATCAAATCGCTCGTCTTGATCTTGACAAAAGAATTGGAACCTGCGGGGCGACCGCGACGTTTGGTGTTTGCTTCGGCGTTCATGTTGGAGACACTCTACTTGACCTCATTGGGCGCGTCAACAATTTTTTGCTTAAAAATGCGTCAGGCAAAAAAACACTTAAAACGATTTAAAAATCCAAATGACGCCAAAAGCAACATAAACCAACACAAAACAAACCAAAAGAAACTTTAGTATAAGTGCGACAAATTGACGCAGTAGCTCAAGATCGGCTTCTTTATTTCGTTGCTTTTGATTCATATTTGGCGGCGGCTTATTTGCCTTTTGTTTATTTGCGATTACATTATTTGCAATGCTCTTATTTGCGATTCAAGAACTTGCTTTTGCCGAACGCGCCCTTTTGCCCTCTCTGCTTTTTGTGTTTACCAGTGGGAATAAGATTTAAAAGTCGTTGATACTGAGCCTGAATGTGTCGGCGGCGAGCAGGACTAAGATCTTCAAGAATGTTTTCGTTATTTACCTCGGGCGTGTTTGTAATTTCGTTCATTTTTTTTTGTTTATTTAGTGGAAAATCGTTTGTAATTGTTCTCTTAGAGTATTTATCGGTGTAAATACGAATATGAAGGCAATAGAATTATATACATCCAAAGCAGCGGGTCAAGATATTTATGGAAATGTTTTTGGCAAGAATTTCATATGGGTTAAAAATATCCCCGCTGTGCAATTGGACCCTGAGTATTCTTTTTTGAAGCGTATTGAATCAAACAAGGACTCTTATTTTGTATATTGTTTGTGCGACACAAAACAAAAGATAGTTAAGTTCGGGCGTAGCAATTCTCCATTCCGAAGAATGATGAGCCACACAAGTAGTTTTTGTTGTTATGGCGGGGCCGCTATGGAAGATTTACAATACGCATGGAGTCGCTTCTCTTTTCACAAAAACCACAACATCGAAAAAGAATTATTGAATAGCTTCCGAAGCAAATACCATTCCTCTCCTCAAATAGCCAAAGAGTTTTTTACTAATACTGATTCGTTGTCAGCGACAATGTTCTTTGGTGGATTCTTAAACTCAATTTCCTACAAAAAGCATGAATAAAAAAGACCAAGACCAACTACTATATTTGCTCGAAAAATTTTTCGCAGAATACAATTTGAATGCGCGAGACTTCTTGTGCAAGAATCCTATTGCCGCTTTACTCAAACGAGAACTGAAATTAAAAGACCGTTGGAAAAATCTATCCAGAGGCAAGCCAAACAAATTTCGTATCTAGTAAGACAAATACTCCATCGAATTTCTTTTATTTCGTATCTACTAATACAAATACTCCATTATTGATCTTGTTTTTTCTGATTTTGGCGCTCGATGTGACGATCCCAAATGTCTTTTGGTTTATTTGGATTGTTTTGAATGTCATCAACCTCACCAAAAAGACCTTTCCATAGGTAAAAATACACTTGGAAAAATACGATTAGCCCGCAAATTAGAGCAATCACAGGCGCGATAAAAAACGTTGTCGTTGCGGCTGCTGCTTTCAGTATGAATGTCCTCATTTCCTTGTAGTATAAGGGTTGTAGGGTTTTTTTGCAAGCAGAAAATGGTGGGAATTTAGCCGTAAAAAGTGTTTTAAGAGATTGAGGGTTGGCAAATCATTCCACCTCCCCCCTCTTTTTACATCCTTCCCAATATGCTTTGTTTGCTTGTTATGTTTCCTATATAGATAGAGTGTTTGGAAGAGGGTGGGTGGGGGTCGTAGAAACCTTGATAAATCAAGGATTTCAGCGTATTTCACCGTCTCAAATTCGCGATTAAAATCCCCTTAAAAAAGCTGTTTCTGTCCTCTGTTTTACCCCTCTCAGAAACGCTCTTTTATTCCACTGTGTCAAGTTGTCGCAGGATCGCAAACAACTGCGTCATAATGGCGCACAAACAAGTTATTCATTTGTGCCAAACGGTATTTATAAATCACAAATTAATCATTCTGGCCCCAAACACTTTGAACATCGTTTGTAATTAACGAAAACAGAGCATTTGGAGCCTAAATTGATCAATTCTTTTGTTTGTTACATACACATCAAAGCTCAGTGATCACAACATCACCACTCACCTCGACCACGGTATTTGTCGCCGTGTCATTAAAGTAGTAACCGTCCGATCCCTGTTCAGAGTGAACCTTGCCGCTGGAAATCCATTCGCGGACCTTGGTGCCTCCAGAATACATTTCAACCTTGAACTTGCTGCCAATGCCGCCCATTTTGGCGCGATCTGCATCAGTGCAGCTAGAAAGAGAAAGGCACGCAACAACAAGAGCAATTAGAGAATATTTCATTTTTTTTGTATTTTTTTTTTTTTTGTATTGTGAAAAAGTGAGCCTTTTAACGTCTCTGCTCAGGATTGCAATTATTTTCAATTATAGCATTTCTTGAGAAAGCTTATGTAGATTTGCGATCTCGTCTTTATCAAAAGTGAATGAGAACTTTTTTCTTTTTGATTCAAAAAGAATGGAACCATCGCTAAAAATCTCAGCGTTTCCATCAGAAAGAATAACAATTTGCTTGTTTGGCACTAGAACCAAGTTCAGATCAGACTGAGCATTAAGACCATCAGCAGTCCACACAGTATTCACCCAAGCTCCCGCCGCATTCTTGTAAACTCCAACGACTGGATAAGCAGCATTATCTCCATCAACGGTATAAAACTTCACGGCATTACCCGAAACAGTCTTGTATCTGTCAATCAGATTGACCCTCTTGATACTTTTGCTTGACGAAGCGATAACCTCGAAACGATCACTCTTATACCAATGAGCAGAAAGCTCTCCACTGTCAACTTGCTTCACTTGCCAATTGCCATAAATATTTTGATCAACAAGCTCATAAGTATTCCAAGTGCGCAGGAAGGTTGATCCGCTGGCCTTATTACATTTTACAATATCACCGACTTTCATTTTGTTTGTTTGTTTGTTTTTATTTTCTACTGCTTCAGCAAACGTCACAACTGTATAACGTGAATCTGCTAGAGCTTCTGACAGAGTAGCACTTGTCCACACGCCTCCTGTATTTTGTGCCAAGCGGCGGCTAACTTGCTCGTAAAGAAAACCTTCTGTAGAATGATGGGGAATATAACAAAAGTATTCCCTTCCGTAAAGTTGAATCAACTGATTCAGTTCTTCTTTGGAATCAAAACGATAAATAATAGTTTTAGGTTCCATAGGCAGATTTACAGTGAGAAAGAAGCTTTCTTGGTGCTTGGGCGAACGTAAGTGTTCAAAACACATTCAGCAATTTGGCCGTGAGACAGCCCGAACCTCCGAAACTTTCTATTTTCAGTACCAAAAGCATCAACGCCATCATTCAATTGCAACGCTGACATCTTCATCCATTTCTTATTATTGGACATGATATTCAAATAAGGTTCCTTGCTTTCCCAACCAAAAAATCTGGCAACATTTGCATGAGGAAGAGCATCGGAATGTCCTTTATAATTTTCAAGGCCCAATTCATGCGCGACATCTTGGGCAACAGCCAAGCAGCAGCGCGAGCCTTTGCAGTCATACATCTTGCTGCGAGCTTTGCGCTTGTTTTTAACGAGAGCTTCAACCCACTTGCGATTGCGAAATTTGATCTGAGCAGGAGTTGGACTGAGTAGCGATTTGGCATCGTTTTTCTTCATGATTTGATCTTAGTGTATATTTTCGGATTTGTCAACGGGGATCTGTAACTTTTTGATCAAGTTGGTCAATAAAAACCTTTATTTTGTCGATTTTATCGCCGCAATTCTTTGAAACTTCTTTCCATTTGCAGAACCATTTATCCCGCATTTTCAATGCTGTATAAAGATCGCTTTGCAATCGAGTAATTTTTTTTGCCATTTCTTCATTTTCCTGCCGCAACGTTTGGTTCTCAGTGGCAAATGTTGCATTTGCGTTTCGAAGAACTTCCAGATCTTTAGGAAGGCATGGTAGCTTACTAAATTGAACGAGATAATCGCAGTATTCGCTCAAATGAGCGTAATCTTCGTAACGGACATACGAACCGTCTTCTTTGGAAAGCATTGACGCTTTTGAAATTTGATGTCTTGCGTATTCATTTCCAGAAACAACGCCGTAATCTATTGTGAATTCAAATCTTTCGACTGACATATTTTATTGATTTTAATTGTTTAGAGAAGGATCACTTAGTCTGCAACCAAGCATACAAAGCATCCACATGAAAAAATTGGCTTCCTCCTGAAAATGTTCTTATGTGTTTACAAACATCAATAAATGATGGAGTATCGAAAGAAACACCTTCTGCATAAACAAAAGCAAATGTTCTGTTGTCAATATGCCCAACAAATTCTGGCAATTCCAAAGTGAATCCTTTTGCTTGAACTGTAGAAGCAACCAATTTGGCGTTTTCTGGATTACAGTCTGACGCAGCTTGAAAAATAAAGCCATTGCGCATCATATAATCCTTTTTTAGTTGTTCGATTGTAATGGTTCTGATCATTGTTC